AAGCCTTAGAAGCAGTAAAACGTTCTTTGAAAATTGTGTTACTCACTCACCAGCACGGCGACCACCTGAAATTGCGAACCTTACAACGATTACAAGCCGAGCGACCTACATTGCGCATTGCTTGTGCTGATTTTCTCTTAGAGAGGTTGGAGGGACTAACGAATATTGATGTATTGCAAGTAGGTAAGTTATACGATTACGGGGCTTTTAAAGTATCGCCAGTGAAGCTGTATCACGACGTACCAAATGTAGGGTGGCGAATATTCCTCAATAGTGGGCAAAAGATATTCCACGCTACTGATACAGCACACTTAGAGGGTATCAGTGCCAAAGGTTACGACTTGTACGCTATTGAGCATAATTACTGCGAGGAGTACATACAGCAGGCGATAGAAGAAGCGCACGCAAAGGGCGAATATACGCACGCATACGGAAATATCAATACACACCTTAGCATACAACAAGCAAGGGCGTTTATTGAGGCAAACAGGAAGGAAAGCAGTGAGGTTTTGGAGCTGCATAAGAGTAAAAGTTTTTATAAGTAAAATTAAAGAAAATGAGTAAGAAAATTAAAAATGGAGAACAGCCTATCACTCCTAATTCATTATTGCTTTGTAATGACGGAGAAAAGATAATAGCAAACGATTACCTTATGGAAAGGTATCCATCAGACACAATTCATTGTTTGGGGATAACCAAGCGTGAACAAATAGCGATAGAAGCTGCAAAAGCTATGTTAAGTAAGGGGAATGAAAGTATATACATAGTTGCAGGTAAAGCAGTATTATTTGCTGACGCTTTATTAGAAAAACTTGAAAAACAACAAGCAGATGAAAACAGTATTTAAAGTAGAACAGAAAGTCTTTGACTATGCTTATGGTAAAGGAGAAGTCATAGAAAGACAAAATAGTCGTTATCTTGATAATATAATATTAGTAAAATTTAATAATAGAGATGTTCCTGTAAGATACACTCTTGATGGTAGACAAATTAATATTAGAGCTTATGGCGGTGAATTAGACCCTGAAAATGTAGCAAATAAACCTACTTTATCTACAGAGGAATATACATTACACGGCTTTGAACAAAAAGCACCTACACCAACTTATGAGGAAGTAGTTAAAGATAAAAATTATATTTATTTACCTGAAAATTTAGTAGCTCCTAATAAAGAACTTGCTGATGCAACAATGGCACTTTTAAAACTTCTATTTCTTAGAGACTATTACAATGAGGGTTGGAGTCCAAATTATATTGATAATAATAGAAAATTCATCATTTTTGTAACAAATGATGAATTTGATAAAGATTTTTCTATATCTGAATCAAATATTTTAACTTTTAAATCAGAAGTTATAAGAGACAAATTCTTTGAAGAGCAAAAAGAACTTTTGGAAATCGCAAAACCTTTATTATAACTATGGAAAAACACACATTTTGCAAAGTATATGAGTATGAAGATAGACAAATACTCGTGCGGAAAGAATACAACGGAGATTATGAGACATACTCCACAAAAGTAACTACATCTAATGGAAATTTATTGCTATCCTTAGATTATGTGTTTGCTACTGAAGAAGACTCTAACAAATGCTTTGACACTTTTACAAAAGACAAAGCATTAGAAATCTTCAAGAAAATGAGAATTATAAAGTAATAACTATGGAAATACAAGGACGAATTAAAACAATATTCGCTACTGAAACAGTAGGGCAAAATGGCTTTCAGAAGCGTGATTTAGTTATCACAACCGATGGGCAATATCCACAAGATATTATCATTCAATTTGCACAAAGCAATTGCGCTCTGTTGGATAACTTGCAAATAGGACAAATAGTTAAGATACATTTTAACCTGCAAGGGCGTGAATGGACAAGTCCGCAAGGTGAGGTTAAGTACTTCAATACAGTTGTAGGTTGGAAAATTGAACTCATTCAAACCACGAATGTAGCGCAACATCAATACCAGCAGCCTCAATACCAGCAAGCCCCACAAGGTTATCCACAGCAACCGCAATACGCACCGCCCCAACAAGTACAAGCGTACCCACCACAAGGGCAACCGCAATATCAGCAGGGGCAAATGTTTAACCAGTATGGACAAGCACCCGCACAAGGGGACGGTGTACCATATTAAGGAAAAATAAAAGCAAGTGGCGAAATTGGCAGTCGCTCCCTTTGGTTGAGGGGATTAGGATACGTTCGAGTCGTACGTTCGCTTTGGTTTGCGACTAAAT